CTGCGCGTTGAGGCAGTTGTTGAGCGCCAGGTTGCCGGCGAGCGCGTAGAACAGCCGCTCCTGCGCCTCGATCGCCATGACCCAGCCCCAGCCCGACATATGCCGCGCCCAGGACACGGAGAACGCGCCGATGTTGGCGCCGCAGTCGATGGCGACCACGCCGTCGCCGTGCTTCTCGCGCCTGACATTCAGCAGCAGGCGGACGTTCTCGTCGGACGGTGCCTGGAACTGGCTGTCGCCGAGCAGCGAGAACCCGACGCCGTAGCCGCTGCCGTCGTCGGGCGAGTGCGCGACATCGAAGCGCGGCACGATCAGCGTACCGTTGTCGGTGGCGGCAAGGATGAACGCGGCGGGGCGGGGATTGGTCACTGCAGCACCCACAGCGTCCAGCCGACGCAGGCGGCGATGGCCAGCACGGCGACGACGGAGGCGAGGATGCGGTCGCTCATGCGGTGCCCTCGATCTGCGCTTTCACGTCGGCAATGAACGCATCGAGCAGCGCCGGTTCCCGCAGATTGAACGACCAACCGCGCGCCCAGGACGCATCGGCGGCAACGCCGGCCTCGTGCACGAGGCCGAACCTGGTCGCCCGCTCGTAGCCGATGCGCACGCGGTCGGCGCCGAATTCGGCAACGAGCCGGCGGATGCTCGGCTGGAATGCCTCCGGCGCTTCCGTGGGCAGCATATAGCCGCGCTCGCTCATGGCCGGCCCGCCCAGACGGTGCGCAGCAGTGTGGCCCCGGTCGCGACCCCGCGCAGCGGCTGGCCGTGCGCCAGCGTCATGCCGATCCCCATGGCGATCAGCACGAACGGCGCGGCCACGATGACGAGGAGGCGGCGGAGTGCCGCAGGGTGGATGCCTGTCATTGGCTGCCGTCCTGTGGGCTGCCGTGAAACGCGCGGATGCCGGGCGGGGTCGCCGCAGTCGGAGGAGCAACTGGCAACAGAGCCGATGGCCCGGAGTCTACCTTCTGATAAGTCGCAACTGGCGTCGCGTTTCTTATGATCGCTTCGCCGACATCATCGCCCCCGCCGGCATAATCGCCTTTCACCAGGGTAACGTGTTGTCCTGGGTAATATTGATGCGCTTTCCCGTATGGCGCTACGCCAGCATCAGCCAGCGCCCTTTCAACGGCAGCGCGAGTATTCCCATTTATACCGACCGTCGATGTTCCGCCCAATACGTCGCCGGTTGGCTTCCCGTCATCCCAAACGCGGCTTGGCGGCAGAATACCGCTATTCAGATCGATCGGATCATCGGTGATCCGCAAACCCCACTTCGATCCCGGATCGGCGGAAACATGATCGAGCATGTGCTGAACAGCATCCATACGCCCGACATTAGCGCCCGGCTTCGGCACCTCGCCCAATCCCCCTACCATCCCCAGCGCCATGGTCGGCGCCGTCTGCCACGCCTGCTGCACCGCCGCGTGCGCCCGCGCCGCGTCCGACGCCATCACCGGCACACCGCCCGGCCCCATGCCCACCACCCTGTCGCCCAGCGGCGTGGCGTTGGTCAGCTGCGGCCCGATGTGCTCGGTCCCGATCGGTGCACCGGCAATGAACCGCGCCAGCGGGTTGTCAGGCAGCGCCGCACCCTGCGCGAACGCCGTCGGCACCGCAGGCCGTCCCTGCTCCGGCATCGGCGTCTGCGCGGGCGCCATGCGGCTTCTCAGCCACGCAATCGCGTCCGCCGCACTCGGCGCCTGCGCAACCCCGCCGAACCCGGCCAGCGCCTGCGGATCGACGGTGCCGCTCACCGAGGCCCGCTCCCGGTCGGCACCGCCCTGCCAGCACCCGGCGCCGGCCGCAGCTTCGCCAGCGCCACCTGATGCTGCTGCGCACCTCCCGCCATGTCCCGCTCATGCGCCCGTCCCACGCCGCCCTGGGCCGCGTCGAACTGCTGCTGGGACCGCGCCATTGCCGCGTTATGCAGCGCCTCGAACCCGGTCATCCGCACCTCGTGCATGCGGTCCATGTGCGCGTGCGCCATGTCGGCGGCGTGGTCCGTGGCCTGCGAATGCACCGCGGCCTGCGCCTTGATCCACTCGCGCCAGTTCTCCGCCTGGTCCGCCTCGCGCTGGCGCTGCATTTCCATCGCATCCGACCGCGCGTCGCTGTCCGCCTTCATCTGCTGGACCTGCTGCTTCGACTGCGCGTTGATCTGCGCCACCGGCAGCGCGCTCGGATTCCCCGCCGCCCCGCCCTTGCCCTGCAGCTTCTGCACCTGCGCCTGCAACTGCATCTCCTGCACCGACGGCGCGCCCTGCCGCAGAAACCGCTCGCCGTCCTTGTAGCCGGCCAGCCCCATCAGTTCCTTGTAGATCTCGTCGAAATCGATCTTCTGCGCCGCAATCGGCCCGAACAGCTTGCCGATCCCATCGCCCACCGTGAACAGGTTGCGCAGCTTCAGCGTCGGGTTGGTCGCCCCGATCCCCACATTCACCCGCGTCGTCAGGTTCTGGTTAAGCAACTCGTCCGTGATGTGGTTGAGGCCATACTTCTGAAACAGCTGCGCCTTCTTGCCGGCCAGCGCCAGGATCACCGGATCGGTCTCGTAAGCCTGCTCGAGGCGCACCAACAGCCGCACCAGCGGCTCGACGAACGTCTCGGCGAACACCCGCAGCTCATACTCGTTCATGCCCGAGGCGATGCCCGACATCAGGTGCATGCCCGTCGCCGACTGCTGCTGGATCTGCGACGCCTGGATGGACGAGTTCGTAAACGCGCCGGTCAGTTCGTCCCAGTCCAGGTTGATCCGGTCCTGCTCGGCATACGCGCTCGCGCCAGGCTCCGGCGGCCGGTCCCAGGCGATGATGTTGTTGCCGATCGGCTCGTCCTTGGCCGCGGTGACGGTCACCACCTTGCCGGGGGCGAACCGCGTCAGGTCCTGCTGCTCGATGCCGTGGCCCGCCTTGACGAACTGGCGCGGGTTGAGCGCCATCTTCACGTTGTCGAAGCGCAGGTTCCAGTCGTCGTTCGTCGCCCGCTGGAGATCGGCGACCAGTTCCACCTTGCTGGCCGGGTAGGTCTTGTGCGTCTCGACCACCACGTAGCCGAGCACGTAGGGCCGCAATCCGTGGAGCTCGACCTTCTCCAGCGGCACCGGATCGGTCAGCAACTCGCCGGCGCTGCCGAGCGTGTAGAAGTGCCAGTCCCGGCCCTTCCACTTCACGATGTTGCGGCGCACCCATGCGATATCGAACGCCCGCGGCTTCCAGCTGTCGTGGTCCTTGCCGGGCACCCTGCCCTGCTCGCGCGAGCGCCGCGTGGTGTCGTCGTCGCGGTCGACCGCCGAGCGCAGCGCGCTTTCGGCCACGCGGAACCACTCGCCGTCGTCCATCTTCGCCTGGACGTCCTGGATATACATCGGCTTGAGTTGGATGACGTATGGCGACGAATTGATCGGGTCGCGCCAGTCGGCGCCGGGCTCGAAGCGGATGTTCTCGACGGGGATCAGGTCGACGAACGGCTGGTCCTTGACCTTGCGCATGACGTCGACGGCATCGAACAGCGGCGCGCCGTCCTCGTCCACGCTGGCCATGCCATCGGCGCCCAGTCGCTGCCGGTGCTCGGTATGGCTGTATTCCTCCTCGTAGCGCCAGCCGCCCTCTGCGCAGCAGACGCCCATCACCTCGGCGTCCTGCCGCGCACCCACCAGCGTCAGGAACCACGGCACGCCGCCCTCCTGCTCCGAGCGCGTGAGGCGGTATTGCAGCAGCTGCTGCATCATCTCGGCGGAGGCCGCCTGGATCGGGTCGTCCTCGTCGCCCGGCTGGATCGAGACCACGTCGTCGTTGGCAAAGAACGCGGTGGCGGTCTGCGCCTCGTCGTTGCGCACCATGCTGCGCGTTTTCGGCCGGAACAGATCGGAGCGGTAGGCGTAGTCGCGGGTGCGATACTTGGATGATTGCGGGTGGCGGTTCTGGAACGCACGCAGGCTGTTGGCCCAGTCGGCGCGGCGGGATGCGGAGATCCACGAGGTGCTGGCGCTGTAAATCTCCACGCCCAGCTTCTGCGCGGTTTCCGGCGCCAGCACCTCGTCGTCGGGGTGGTCCTCGAAATGCGAGATCGAGCCGGGTTCCCACCCGAGCGGACCATCCTGGATAGACGGAGGCGTCAGCCGTCCGCTCATCGCACCGGCCCGGAGTAGAACGGGTGGATGCCCGCGAGCGGCAACAGCCACGACACCAGCACCAGAACGAACACCAGCAGCAGCAGAAGCTGCGCGATCCAGCCGAACGGGTCAGGCAGCGGCAACCGAAGGACGATCGCGTAGAGAATCCCGAACACCACGCACAGGATGATGAGATAGACCAGCAGCCCGATCATGGCGTGAACCGCAGCGCGCGGGCGGGAAACTCCGGCGCGGCATCCGGTACCGGCACAGCCTGCTTCGCCAGCGTATCGCGCATCGCGTCGAACATGGCCCGGAACACCTCGTAGTCGGTGGCATCGATCAGCACCGCCTGCGCGCCATCCGGCGCCGGATCACCAGCGGCAATGCGTGGCCGCACCGCGCGCAGATCATCGAGCTGCGCCGCCCGCGCCTGCGCACACGCCCGCCACGTCGACAGCGCGGAGAGCGCATCGCGGAGGACATTCTCGGGTTCAGCCGGCCCATGGGCCTCGGCCACGCCCATGGCGTTCTGCGGATTGATGCCCTGCAGCAGCGCCGCCTGCTGGCCCTGCTCGACCATCGCCTGGCGCATAGGGTTCGCCTGCCCCACCTGCCTCGCGTGTTCGGTCATCGCCGTTTGCGCCTGCCAGTAGCTGTGGATCATGGGCGGCCTCCATCCGATACAGATGGGCAATAGCCCGGAAGTGTTAACACAAGGGGCTCCCCCTTCTGGTCGTAATCCATTTCGGTTTTGATGTGCCACGACACCGAGGCGCAACCGCTGACCGAACAGACAAGCGCAGCGCTCACGGTCATGCGTATAACGGCTCGCATGCACACGAAGTCGGCACGCTACGCAGCCCCTGCTGATAGGCGTCGCTCATGCGGTGACCACCGTCACGGACCCGGTGTCCGTCGAGCCGAATACCGTGATGCCGTTCTTCACCGCGATCGTCCCGTCCGACCGCGCCGGCGTCGCCATGTTGATCGGCCACACCATGTTAAACACGCGCACCTGGTCGATCGAGGTGCAGTCGTGCAGCGATGTCGCCCGATGCGGCGCCGGCGGCGTCGTCACCGTGATCGACGTGATGATCGCCGGTCCCACCGTCTGCGTCACACGGTGCGGCGTCGTCGTGGTCTTTGCCATCAGCCCATCACTCCAGCCTTGCGCAGCGCATGCGCGCCCTCCGCCGTGTCGTCCGCGATCAGCCCGTGCTCGTAGGCCACCTCGCCGCTGCCCTTGCGCGCCGGACCACGCGGCAGCCCGAACCGCTCCAGGATCTCGCCGCCGGCCCGCATCACCCGCGCCTGCGCGCCAGGCGAGACCAGCGTCGCGCAGTGCAGCATGTAGGCCATGTTCTGGAGCGGCTTTGGCTTGGTGTAGCCGAGGTCGATCGCCACGGTGCCGGCCTCGAGGTTGCAGCCGACCAGCCACGGATGGCCTGGGTAGTGCAGCGTCAGGTCCTCGCCCACCGCGATGCACAAGTCCTGCTCCGACATCGCCTTCGGGCCGGTGAACTCGGCGAGGTAGCCGACGTGCTCGCCCACCCCTACGCCTCCTTGGCCGCCACAGGCTCCGCAGGAGCGGCCTGCGCCGGCGCCTGCGTGGTCGGCACGCCCCACGAGGTATCGGCGCCGTAGATGGGCTCAGGGGCCGCAGGCGGGGCATCAGCGGGCGGTGCGTCGACCGCCAGCATCGCGCCCGCCATGCCGCGGAACGTGTTGCGCCCCAGCTCGGCGCCGTTGTCCTCCTCTGGGTGGTCCGCCCAGTTGCGCCGCCGGCTGTTGGCCGTGTGCAGCCACGTGAACGCCGCTTCCGCCATCGCCTCGATGTCCGCCATGTCAGCCTCCGTTATTTGAACTTGGTTGCCATTTCGATGTGCTCAACCTTCCGCGCCAGATTCGCATAGTAGATGCCCAGGTGATCCCGCGCCTCCTGAGCCCGCTGCAACGCCTCCAGTATCGCAGCATCCCCCGACGAATCGCGCGGCCACATTGTCTCCCATCCGCCCCGGCCGAGCGGAATGCACACCGGCTTGCACGGCGGATCGGCCATGACAGGCGCAGATGGTTCGAGCGGCCCCACAGACTCCGCCACAGCGGCTTCAATGCGTTTTGCCACCTTAACCCCCGGCGGCGCTTCGTCCCGGAAATAACCACCGAACCGCGCTATGGCAGCACGAACCTCCCGCAAGGACTTCTTCCCGAAGTTCGGTTCTCTGAGCAGTTCCTGGGTGCTTATCGTGGCGACATCGCCAACAGTCCGCAGATTGGATCGCTCCATCGCATTGAGCGCCCTAGTAGATAGACCGATCCCATATAGCGGCATGAGCGGCAGCGCGCGCCTCGCTACACGCTTACCCTTCCGCTTCGCCATCACAGTTTCTCCCGTGTGTAGCCTCGGTTCATAGCCGCACCCGTCACCGCACGGTGGGCGCTACTCTTGCTGGTCCCATGCTCGCCGGCGATCTCGCGATACGTCGCCCCGTCCGCCTTGCGCGCCCCCATCTGCTCGGCCGGCGTGCGCGGTGTCGCACCGGGGTGGCGCTGCTTGGCGAGCATGCGGTCGCCCGTCTTGTTGGCCACCGCTATGGCAACGCCCGGCTTCACGCCAGCGCGCTCCATGGCCGTTGCCTGCGCAGCGGCCTTCGACGCGGCGGGGCCACTGAGCTTGTGGTTATGTTTCGCCGCGAAGGTGCGGGCTGTGTGGGGCATGGCTATCTGTCCCAATGTTCCACCGGATCGAGGATGCCCGGCTGCACAATCGTCGGCGGACGAGCATCGAGGTCGTAGACGCGGGATATCGCATCGGTCAGATCGTCCAGCCTGCCGAAGGGGAAGCTGGAGTACTCCTCGATCAGTCGGATGGTCAGATCGTAAATCTTGCCGTCCTGGTCGGTCACCCGGATTGCCTTCGCGATCAGGTCCGCGCTCCCCGCCTCCATCGCCGTCATCTGCAGCCGCGTCAGCCCGCGGTTGTCGTCCCACAGGATGTCGCCGTGCGTCTTGCTGTCCGGGTCGCCGTCGATGCGCCAGGTCTGCGCGCGACCGTTCCGCCACACCGGCTGCGGCAGATAGAACCGCCCGTTGCGGAAGTCCGGCTCGAGGCGCTCCACCCGCTCCTTCTTCGAGTTGCCGCCCTCGCGCGGCCAGTTCAACTCGTTGATCACGAAGTGCGGGTTCTCATGGCCGTTGCGCGCGTCGCGGTCCATCTGCTCGGCGAAATACTCGTCATCGCTCTGCGCACCGTAGCGCTCGTAGCCGACCGCGATGTGCTGCACGCCCTTGGCGCGGGACCACTTGCGGTAGAGGCCGCGCAGTGCCGTCCAGCGCTGCGAGAGCGTCATACGGTGGCAGGCGCCGTCGAGCAGATACTTGCCGCCGGAGGACGAGATGCCGATCACCGCGATGGCCGTGTTGTCGGAGGTGGCAGAGCGGCCGCGGGATGGGTCGGCGGTCACAAAAACAGACAAAGTGCGCGGGCGCACCTCGTAGCTGCGCAGCCACTCGACGCGGAACGTCGCGGCCTCATCGGCGAGCGGGTTCTGCAGCTGCTGCGAGGCGATGATGGCGGTGCTGCTGTTGCGCAGCTTCAGGTCCCACGACTCCTGCGACAGAAACACCGGCCGCCCGTCCATGCGGTCGTTGTGCGTCGCGGTGTGGATGCGGGGCACTGCCGCGCCGCGCTCCATCATCGTGGCATAGGTGTCCCAGAGCGAATACCGCGTGCCGATGTAGCGCACCGCGCCGCCCTTGGCACCGAGGTTCTGCGATAGGTCCCAGGCGTCGGTCACCTTGCGGATCATGTCGGCGCCATAGATGGCATCGACCACGTCGTCGTAGATGCAAAGGGTAAAATGCTTCGAGGTCGGCATGCCGTCTACCAGGCCATATGCCTCTACCGAACTTTCCTTCGGGTTGTTCTTGCGCCGGAAGATGAGCCCGCTGTCCTCGGACCAACGCGGAGCCTCGCGATGTGGTTCGGCCCACAGCACGTCCGGGTAAAGGTGTTTCAGCCAGTCATTTGACTCGGCCTCCCGCTTGATCTGGCCAAGGAAGCCTTTCGCGATCGGCCGCGAATGCGAGAATATGCCGACCGTGATCTCGGGATTGCACAGGATGTCCTGGATGGTTTTCCCGAACGTGATGATGGTCGACTTGTAGTGCTCACGCGCCCACAGATCGAGATGGCCATCGGGAGATGCCTGCACCTCGCGGCAGCGGTCGAACAGCCAGTCGTGGTTGAGGTCCGGCCGGCGCAGCAGGCGAACGAGCAGATACCAGAGGTCGTTGCGCCCGAGCCAGCGCTCGCACTCCCGCCACGCCTCCGGGCCCTCGGCCTTGGCGTCGGCCTCCAGCTGGCGATACCAGCGGAGCGAGATGTCCCTAGTGCTTGGTAGTGGGAACATCGCCCACGACCTTTCGCAGCGAGCCGGTCAGCAGATCGTCGATCGGCGTGCGCGTATCGGTGACATCCTCGTGCTGGATGGCGCCGCCGTCCTTTCCGGTGATCTCGGTCTTGTCGCGCTGGCCGAGAAGTTGCTTGCCGAGCCAGATAAGCATGGTGGCATTGCCGGCGCGGGCGCCCTGCCACTGCAGGCGGCGGAGCGTGGCCTTGCCGGTGGCGCGGCCTTCCTCGATGGCCTCGGCCAACTCTGGCTCGGCCTCGATGCGCTTGAACATGCAGCGGATGGAGACGCCGCAGGCGACGGCGATCTCATCGACGGTGCAGCCGATGCCGGCGAGGCGACGCACCAGGTTGTGGTCGATGGGCTTGCGCGGCGCACCGCCCTCGCCCGGGTCAGGACCGTTCCTGCCGCTGATCTTGCCCATCACGCGGCCTCTGCGCGGTTCATCTGGACATTACCATGTCGTTCCGATAGTGGAGCGACATGCCACGCAAGCCCCACCCATCCGAAGCCGCCGATGCGCGCCAGATCGGCCGCGCCGTATCGTTTACCGCGCACGCCCGCAACAGCCCGGCCGACAAGATCACCGTGGCATGCGAGACGCTGGCGCAAGCCCGCAATGAGGCAATACGCCTGTGCCGCGAATATTGCCGGGGCGGCCGGCGCGCGGCGGTCTACGCGGTCACGCCCGAGAAGTGGACGATCCTGGTGCCGGATAGCTATCAAGCGGCCAACTCCTCGGGTAGCTGATCCAACGCGCCGAATTCAACCGGCCCGATCGCGGCGGTAGCCCGCGCCGGATCGCCCTTGCAGAATACCAGCACGTTCTGATGCGTCTTCCCCAGCTTGCGTGATGCCGTGAACTGCTTGCCGACACGCACCGGCAGCGAGCCCACGGCTGTTACCAGCACCGCCTCGTTGTAGAGCGTCAGGCCGGCATCCTGGAACGCCTGGACGGTATGCCATGGGAAGCCGTGGTAATGGCCGCGCTTGTCGCGCACATCGCCGACGACGAAGCATGCGAACCGATCGGGCAGCAGCATGGCGCAGGAGGCGGCGATGATGGCGGTATAGGCCGTGCGGAACGCTTCATAGGACATCGTGCTCAGATCGCGCTCATCGTCGCTGTAGCGTTCCAGATCGGCATAGGGCGGGCATGAGAACACGAAATCGGCGGCAACATCGGGAGCGATACGAGCCAGGTCGCGGGAGTCGCCCTCGTGCCATACCGGCATCGGATCGGTGCATATGGCATCGGCCTGGATGCGGTTGGCGGCGATCTGGCGGGCGGATAGATCGATGCCGACGTATTGGCGGCCGAGCTTGGAGGCGACGATGCCGCGCACGCTGCCGCCCGCGAACGGATCTAGCACCAGGCCGCCGGGCGGACAGAACCAGCGGTAGGCAAGCTCGCATAGGACAGGATCGAAGATCGAGGTGCCGGTGATTGTTCGATCAGCCCCGTCCGGCATGGTGTACGGCGCCATGACCATGCCGGACGGGATCATTGTTGGTGGTTTCACGCCGCCCCCCCGACGCGATGCTCGCCGCGCATCAGATCCTGGCCGAAGGTGCGGGCGTCAGGCTGGCGGGTCATGCGGCCACATTCCAGAACAGCGCCATCGGCTGCGCATGCATGCGGATGAAGCGCCACGCCTTCGCGTCATAGTTCCCACACGACGGGAATGGAGGTGGCTCGCGGGCGTCCTGCTCGTATCGCTCGGGTGCCATGTGCGGCACGGCGCGACCCAGCTTCGGCATGGCACCTATGCGGACAGCGTGCACGTCGGCCTTGGGCCATGCGGATTGCAACGATCGGCTTAGGACGCCGCTGCCGGCCACTGACCAGACCTCCGGCGGATCGATGCCAAGCCCGCGCGCTACATCGGCAAGCGCCGCGATGAACTCCGGCGCGTCAAGGCCGAACGGCAGGAGGCGCGCGCCGGTTAGATCACAGTATGACCGCGCACGCGCCCGCACCACCGTCATGTAGCCGCACGGGACTTCGACGATGCGCGCACCGTGGCGCTGTGCCTCAATCGTGCGAGAGTGCATGGCTTTGCGCGCGGCGCAGAAAATGGTGGCCCGCTTGCCGCACGCACGCGCAGCGATGGCGACGGCGATCTGTGCATAGCCGGAACACGGCGACGGATAGACGAACTCGGCGGCATCGTTGAGCATCCCGAGAAGCGCGCGAACCTTCGTTCCCCCCGTAATCTTGTCGTCACGCACGACCAACACGTTGCCGATGCGCTCAACGACTGGGGGCGGCAGATCAGATCGCACGGCCGCGACCCTCGCCGCGCTGGCGTTTGCTGTAATCAGCCGCCGGCATCAGCGAATGCCCTGGGGTTGCTGTGGCTTGGCTTGGCTTGGCTTGGCCCTGTCGAGCGGCATTGGCGCCCCCCCGGGTATCGCGTTGGGCTTGCGGCCACCTATCGGACGATAGGTGGCCTCGTCATCGCGTCCGACCCGCGCGCTGGTATTCGGCTGATCGCCACGCCCTAACTCGCTTTGAATCCCCAGCGCGATCCATGCGGCCTTGCGATCCTGCCACCAACCTTCGCGTGCATTCAGCACGGAGAACGGCGGAATACCGAAGGCGGCGGCGAGCGATCCGGCGCCGTTACCGATGCCAGCGCCATCGGCCGCGCCATGTAGCATCGCGTCCAGTTCGTCATCACTGAACCCAATGAGCGAGAGGTCGAAGTCGGCGGCGCCGAGTTCGCCGAGTTCGAGGGCGAGCAGCTCGGCGTCCCACCCGCTGCCGGAAATTGCCAGCTGGTTGTCGGCAATTACCAGCGCGCGCTTCTGCTCGGGCGTGAGACCGGCCAGCGTGATGGTTGGCACCTGGGCCATGCCGAGCTTCTGCGCTGCGGCGGCGCGCCCGTGGCCGGCGATAATCGCACCCCGCTCATCGACAAGTATAGGATTTGTCCAGCCAAAAGCGGTGATTGATCTGGCTATTTGCTCGACCTGCGCGGGGGAATGGGTGCGCGGATTGCGGTTTGCGGGCGTGATTGACGCCAGTTTCCGATAGGTGATGGCGAGGGGTTTTAAATGATGCACGAAGTTCTCAATTCTGAGACTGCGCTATAGGTATCAAAGGCTTACCCTTTTTCATCCACAGGTGTCCAGCGTGGAATTGTGGGCACACGAACGATTCGTGGTGGGGTGGCGAGTGGTGGCCGCTGTCCCGGTCTCGGCTGACATAGCCCGAGAACGCCCTGGGAAGGCCGGTGACGGCGTTGGGGTGGGTTCCTGGCGTGTGGGTGCGGCCGGGCGCTGCGGGGCGTGTGGCGGCGTCTGTGGGGTCAGGCGGCATCGGTGTGAGCCTTGCTGGTGGAGGCGTGGTCTGCAGCGTCGAGGAGGCGCTGCATGTTGGCGATGTAGCCGACCCAGCGCGGGAGCAGGGCGGTGCGTGGCTCTGTGTCCGTCTTGGGCCACGGCGTCGGCTGGCGGATGGGGTAATCGGGGTCGAGGGCGAGCATCCGGCACCACTCGCGGGCCATGGCTTCGACGCGCGGGTCGATGGCAGCGGCGCTGGTGCGAGCGGTCATGGGGGTGTCCGGTGGGGTGGGGTGGGTCATGCGACGGGCTCCGGCTTGCGCTGCACGACGTAGCTTGCCTTGGGCGTGGGGATCATGCGCCCCTTGCGGTCGCGCTGGGGCGAAGGCTCGAGGAACCTCGGCGGCAGAAGACCGAGCAGATGAGGCTCGTGGCGCTGGATGCCGGTTGCCAGGATGTGCCCGAGGGTGTGGCGCAGTGTCTCGGGGCAGACTGCGATCTCGCGGAGTTTGGCGCGGACCTGCTCGGCGGTGATGCCTTTCCACGAAGCATCCATTTCGTCGTGTTGGCGCCTGATTTTGTTGGCGTCTGAGGTGTCGTGCGTGATGGCTATGGGAGTGGGTCGGTGTTCTTTCCACCACTTGCCGATGATCGGGTTGAGTTCGGCGTAGGTCGGGACGCGTTGCAGGCGAGCGGCGACGTATTCGAGGCTGTCGAGGGTGAACGCGCCGTCTGGGTAGGCGTCCAGCATCGGGAGGATGCCGGCGAGACCTTTGGCTGCCCGCTCGCTGTCCATGGGTGCCACGAGCTTGGCGAGCATGGCGATCCACTGCTGGCGGTGTTTCACTGGAGGAGCCTTTGGAGTGTGGGATTAAAATCCTCTGGCGTCAGCCCAACGGCGCGCAGCACAGGGTCGAAATCATCGATCTCGTCGAGCCACTGCTCGCGGTTGAGCCAGGTCGATGGGTGGGGGATGAAGCGTGGATTGGGGTCCCACGTTGCCCGGCCGAGGGCTGCCATGAGGGTCGATGGGGGAGCCTTGGCGGTTGCCGCGGCGAAGGCTTTTCGAGCCGCCCCCTTGCCGACCTTCCTCGGGTAGATTTCCCAGAACGCATCAAAGCCTGCCGGGTCGGTCGCGCGCCCGCGCGCATCGCGCGCGTTGCTTGGGGGATTCTTGGGGGGATATTCTTTCTTGGGGAGATGGCTTGCACGGCGTGCAACCAAAAACGGGTCGATTTTGTCGTCAAATGCAACCAAGGGGATGCACGGCGTGCAACCAAGGCCGGATTCCGTTGGTTGCATATCTTGCAGGCTTGGTTGCACATCCTGCAACCTTGGCTGCATATCTTGCGCCCTATTCTTGGTTGCATATTCTGCAACCTTGGTTGCACCGTTTGCAGTCTGGTAATGGTGCTTAGGGTCCGGGTCGCGGTCGTTGACCTGGCGCAGAATGTGGTAGTGGTTCACCTGCCGGTGCTTCGCCTCGATGCGGATCAGCCGCTTCGCCGCGAGCGAGTGAACCGCCTTGTGGACAGTGCGCTCGCACAACTCGGTCTCCTCCGATATCAGCTCCAGGCCGGGCCAGCAGACCAGCACCGAGTTCGCCTTATCGGCTAGGTAAATAAGCACAACGCGCTCGGCCGCGGTCAGCCCGCGCTGGCGGAACGCCCACACCACGTTCGGGCAATCGCTCATGCCACCACCTTCAGCATGCTGCGCCGCAGCGAGACGGCATGATCCTCATCCACCGTACGAACAACATCCCACACGATTGACGAAATGACAGGTTTTTCGGCCATGATACGTTCCGCTCGCTCGATGGCGTTGAGGACAGTCGAATGATCCCGGTCGCCGAAGGCGCGGCCGATCTCGTTGAGGGTGCAGACGGTGGCGTAGCGGCATATCCACATGGCGAGCTGCCGAGGCATCGAGCACGCTGCACCGCGCCGGCGGCTGATGAGGTCCATCGGCGTGACATGGAAGCGCCGCGCCACAAGCGCCTGGATGGATTGGATTGTGGGCGCGCTCATGGCTTGGCCGCCTTCGCCGCTTCGGCGGCTTCCCGGGTCTCTCTTGCTCGCCGGTGCGCCCGTTGTTCGGCCGCCCGTATTCTGTCGTCGCGGCTGAACTCACCGTCCTCGTCGATCGTGTCCTCGCCATGCCCGTGGCGGATGAAGGCCAGGATCGCCTTCGTGATCCTGCGCATCTCGATTGCCGCCTCGTGGTGCGCGAAGTCACGCAGGAGGGTCGGCAGCCGGTCCACGATGAACGAGACCCGGTGGGCCTCCGCGACGAAGAACTCGGCCAGGAACGTATCGACGGCCCACATGGCGATATGCAGGTGCCCGTCCGTTTGAACGGAAACCTTGACCTCGGTGCTGGTGTTGTAATCGCTGGTGTCGCCGGCCTGGATGACGGTTGAATATCCCGCGGCGCTGAATGCCTCGTCCCAGCCGATCGTCACCTGCTCGGGGATCGGGAACGGCTCGGGAGCCGGCAGGTTTTCCCACCCGCCAGGCGTCCACCACGCGTACAGCTTCGGTGCTTCGGTGCTCAAGGCACAGCCCTCCTAGACAAGGCCCGGGAGCTGTGCGAGAAAGGTCTTGCGATGGACCATCCCGCGCCGCTCCTGGCGCCAGTTATTGCGTAACCAACAGCGTCAGACCCCCGTCTGGCGCTGTTTCCATGTTCGCTGATCTCCGGTGAGTCGGCAACGCCCACCCGGCAGAAATCGCCGCGGCGGGAGGCAGTCACCCAACGCGAACATTGTGCGTGACAACTGGCCCGGCTCGTGCTATTGTTCCAGCATCGAATGGAGCAGCGGCCATGACCACCTGGACCATCACCATCGAGCGGATCAGCACCGGCTACACGGCGCCCACGATGGTCACGCGGCAGGACTCCGAATCCGCCGCCCGCGCCTACGCCGAGGCCGCCATCGCCGCCCAGCCCGACGCCGCCGACCTGCGGGTGCATGCCATCGCGGCGCGGGATTGAGCGATGTCCGACATCCCCGCCGATCCGCGCCAGCCGATCGACATCCAAGCGATCGTGGCGCGCATCGACCGAGACCTGTCCGAGTCCGCGAAGCTTCGCGCGGAGGCCGCCAAATTCAACCGGGATCCGTGGCTTCTGGCGTTGACGGCCCTGCTCGGCCTGGCAGCGGCGATTTCCGCCCGCCTGCCCGAAATCCTGCATGCCATGGGCCTGCCATGACAGGGAGCGCCGCATGACCCCCGCTGAGATCCGCGCCGCCCGCGAGGCGCTGGGCATGACGCAGGAGGGCATGGCGCGCGCGCTGCTGGTCACGCCCCGCGCCGTGCAGATGTGGGAGGCGGGCGACCGCACCGTCCCAGGACCGGCCATCGTGGCGCTCGGTCTCATGCTGCGCGTTCCCCGGGCACGCTGGCCGTCCGAGCGATCGACAGCAACAGATCGCGGAACTCAGGCGGGGTAGCGTTGCGTAGCGCACCCTTGCGTTTGCCGCCGACCATTCCTGACCAGCCGTAGCGACGAGCCTTCAGGTAGCCGAGTTTTTCGACGATGGCGGGATCGAGCCGCTGCTCTACCGCCCCCCACCGCAACTCCGGCAGATCTACGCCGCAGGCATAAAGCCATGTCGGCTTGCGCCCGTCGTGGCCGTAGAACCCCTGCTCGACATGGCAGCACGCACCGCCGCCCAGATCATGCTGCCACCCGCCGCCCGCAGGCGGCCAGGGAAGCCCATGGGCGAGCCACGCATGGCTGTATGCCGGATGCTCCAGCACGCCGCCCCAGCGCCGCACAGACGCCAGCGCAGAGGCAAAGCAGCCGCCATCATCGCCCTTGGCGAACTGGTGCGGCTTGCGCGGTGAGCCGTGCCAGAAACGTCCCCACCGCTGGCATGGCGGATGCGCCACCACCGGCCACGGCCCGGCGTACAGCCGCGCATCCCGCGCCTCCGGCCAGAGGTCTACGCCCTCGATGCCGGCGTAGGCACCGTCGTGCTGAACGTAGAGCGCGGCGATCACAGCGAACACCCGCGGATTGGCACGCCCTCGGCGCGCAGCACGCACAACACGTCCTCGACCGATCGGCACACATGCGGGCCGCGCATTCCCGCGGCCGCGAGTCTCGGGAAAATGGTGGTCTGGCCCTCGACCAGGCGTAGGCCGCCATTGCGTTTGCGGTGAACCATCCGCGGCCGCGACAGCCGCCCGGTTTCCGTCTTCAGTTCGATCCCGATCAGCGCGCCGCATAGCACCATGAAATCCGGGAGCGAGGGACGGAGACCCATGCGGTAGAGCTTGGCGGCCTGCTGGCCGTCGAGGCGGATGTGACCCGCAGGGTACGCCCACCACTCGGCCGGCGGCAGCAGCAGCTTGGCCAAGGCGTCGGCCACGGAGGCGTGCAGCACATCCTCCGGAACCACTGGCCGCGTCAGCCTGAACGCCGCCCTGCGCCGCCCGGGTGCCGCAGGCGTGGCCGCCGCGCCGGTCATGGCCCGAACCCCTTGAGCCGCCCGTGTATCGTGACGCTGGACGCCCCATCGGTGATGTTCACCGTTGCGGTATCCGGAAGCGGCAATTTCCGCGGTGGTTTCGCTGCTGCGACGACCGACGCCAGCGGCGCCAGCGTGACCGATCCGGGCAGCCGCGCGCGCTTCGCCCGCCGTGCCGGCACATACCCCGCCTGCTGGATCGGCGACGGTCTGCCCGGCAGCCCCAGGCGATGCACCTTGCCGACGACGGCGTTCTTGCCGCGCCCGGTGATGCGCCCGATCTGGCCCATCGAGTGCCCCTCGGCCCACAGCCGCTCCAGCAGCGCGATCTCGTCCGCCGTCCAGTCGGGGCTGCCATACTGGCTCATGCCCGCGCCCTCAGATCGTCCACAGGCGCGCGGTGCGACCGCCGCTGCCCCGCCAGCGGGATGTCCAGCTTCGTGGCCCAGTAGCGCGCGCACCCGGCCCACAGGCCCAGTTCGCGGTCGATGCGGTTGGGCGACCACCCGGCCGCCGCCAGCGCGCGCAGCCGCGCCACCGAGATCGCGTGCGTCGTGCGGCTCATGCAGCCACCTGCCGCGCATCCCGGCGCTGCGCCCGCTTCTGCGCCGCATAAGCCTCGCGCCGCCGTAGCCCCAACTCCGCGTCGATGCCGTCCGGTGACAGCCCGTAGCGCCACACCAGGCCGGCGATGAGGCCCTTCGTGGTGCCGTGGGCATCGGCGATCTGGGAAAACGACAGACCGCCGCGTAGCAGCCGCTCGATCTCGGCCAGCGGCGGCCAGGGTGCCGTGGCGCTCATGCCCCTGCCCCAGCGTCTGAGACCGCCACGGCCACCAATGCCGTTGTGGCGTGTCACGCCACCCAGCACCGCAGGCACCACGCCCGCACCGGCTCGCCGCGGCTGACGCGGAACAGATCGCACGCCACCTCGGCCTCGGACCCAGGCGCAACGGCAATGGCCGGTGCACCGCAGGGGCAGGCGGGGAGCGGATATGGCTCGAACGGGGTCATGGTGCTGGCCGCCACATGCGCATCAGCCGGTAGTACCGCGCGCGCCATCGGTCGGCGCGGCGATTACAGTGCCCAGCCCCCCAGACGCTCGCTGCCCAGACAAGACCTGCGAAATGCGCGCAACCACGCCGGAAAACAGCCCCCATGTCCCCATCGCCTTTTTGAGATCGGCCTCGTGGCGCGCCGTCGCTTCGCGTTCGGCCTGCGCCCGCATTTCCAACTCCAGCACCCGCCGCCGCCCGTCGATGACGCGGGCCAGCTTGATCAGCAGGTAGCGGTCGTGCCGGATGGATCGTGTCTCGCCGTGGTAGAGCCGCCGGGTGATCTCGCGGCTCAGGCCGTACGCCTCGGCCACGTCGGTGATGGCCACGATCGTGCCGGCCACGCCCCGGCGGTAGGCCACCGCGTCGCGGACCATCGCCATGGCATCCGACAGCAAGGCCGTCTGACTGGCGCGCGATGAAATATCGCCGGTATGCGTGACGGTCAGCATCTATGTCTGGGGGCGCACGGACTTAAACCGCGCGCGTAATGGAGTAGTTGGGTGTCACGCCGGTTCCAGCGCCACGAATTGCTCAGAGGGTTCGGATCGCGCCGCCACGTCCGACCGGATGCGCGCCAGCACGTCCTCGGTCAGACCGATGGCCACGGTGCCGGCCCCGCACGCCGAGCGGCACTCCTCCGCTTCCGGCCAGACCGCCAGCACGTCCTCGAAATGCCGGGCGTTCTGGATCAGCGCGTAGTAGTCGGCGTGCTTGCGCATCAGCGCCCCGTGGTGCGCTTCGACCGCTCGCTGCCATCCCTCGAACGCGCCGGTCACCGCGTCATCGGCGAGGTAGACTCGCCCGGTGCAGCCGCGATTGCGCGGGCACAGCGGCCCCTCGTCCTCGAAATTGAACTGGACCATGCCGCCGGCGGTGAGTTGCAACTGGATGCAGGAGTCAGGGAACGCCGCGTCGTAGCGCTTCATCACCGCCATATCGGCCGGCGGATACCGTGCCTCGACCAGCGTGCGGACCAGAGGCGCGGCCGTGGCATAGGCGTTGCGCTCCAGCATCGCCTCGACGGGCGACGTGACGACGCGCCGGACCAATGCGCTGAGCGACGCTCTGCCGGATTGCGTGAGGCGTGTTTTCATCGGTCACCTGTGAATGAGGAAAAGGATCGGCGCCCCGTGGTTCTGGCGTCCGAGGCGCCGGCCAGTTGGCGTAGGAGGGAACCGTCCGATCTGGGACGGGGT